TGACCTCCGGGGGCGACTACCGCCAGCAGCGCAAGGCCAAGAAGCTCAACCGCTTCGTGGAGGGGCTCTTCCACGAGCTCAACATCCGCGAGATCGGCCCGATGGCCTTCCGGGACGCCGCGGTGTGGGGGGATGGCATCGTCCACGTCTTCGCCAAGGACGGCCGCGTGGCCTGGGAACGGGTCATCCCCTCCGAGCTCTACGTGGACGAGGTCGAGGGGTTCTACGGCTCGCCTCGGCAGATGCACCGGGTCAAGATGCTGGACCGCCTGGTGGTCCTCGAGGCGTTCCCGGAGCACGCGGCGAAGATCTGGGAGGCGAAGGCTACCAGCCAGGACCGGGCGAGCGATGTCCAGTCGGTCTCGGACCAGATCCCGGTGGCCGAGTCGTGGCACCTCCCCAGCGGCCCCGACGCCAAGGACGGCCGGCACATCATCTCGGCCTCGACGGTGGTCCTCCTGGACGAGCCCTACACCCGGGACACGTTCCCCTTCGCCCGCATGAAGTGGAGCAAGCGCCTCTGGGGCTACTGGTCCATGGGGGTCGTGGAGCAGATTCAGAACCAGCAGACGGAGCTGAACAAACTGCTCTGGCTGGTCCAGCGGTCGTACCACCTGATGGGCTCCTTCAAGATCTGGATGACGCACGACTCCAAGATCGCGACGGAGCACCTCAACAACGACATCGGGTCGATCATCCGGGGGAACACCGCGCCGCAGTACCTCACGCCCCAGGTCGTCCCGGCCGAGTACTACGCCCACATCGAGCGGATCGTGAAGATGGCCTACGACCAGGCCGGCGTCTCGATGCTCTCGGCCACCAGTGAGAAGCCCGCGGGCCTCGACTCGGGCAAGGCGCTGCGGGAGTACGGGGACATCGAGTCGGACCGCTTCCAGGTCATCGGGCAGGCGTACGAGAACTTCCACCTGGACCTGGCGCGGCTGTCGATCGACGTGGTCCGGGACATCGTGGGCGAGAAGGCCAAGCGGCACGAGGCCAAGTCGTTCGTGGTCAAGAGCTCCGCGGCGCGGTTCCTGAACGAGATCGACTGGAAGGACATCGACCTCCGGGACGACGCCTACGTGATGCAAGTCTTCCCGATCTCGTCCCTGCCGAACGACCCCGCCGGCCGGCTGCAGACGGTTCAGGAGTACGCCCAGGCGGGCTTCCTGGACCAGCGCGCGGCGAAGAAGTTGCTCAACTTCCCGGACCTCGAGGCCGAGGACTCGCTGTCGAGCGCAATCGAGGAGCGGATCGAGGCGTCCATGGAGGCCATCATGGATGGGGACAAGTACATCCCGCCCGATCCGTTCGTGGACCTCGCCCTCGCCCGTCAGATGGCGCTGCAGTACTACAACCAGGCCGCGAAGGACGGCGCCGAGGAGTCGAAGCTCGACCTCTTCCGCACCTACATCGGCCAGATCGACGCCCTGGAGGCCGCTGCGGCCCCGCCGGCCCCGCCCCCTGGCGTGGCTGCTCCCCAGGCCGCCCCGGCGCCCCCTCCAACCTCCGACCTCATCCCGAACGTCCCGGGAGCCCCCGGACCGATGTAGCGCAGTCCCCAGCCATTCACGCACACAGGAGCAACCATGCCAGTCGAAGCCGTCGAAGCCGTCGTTCCGCCCGCACCAGCGCCCGAGAAGCCCCCCGAGGGCACCCCGGAGCCGCCCAAGGCCCCCGAACCGCCCAAGTCAGACCGCTTCGCCCGGCTCGCCAAGGCCGAGCAGCAGAGGGTCGCCAAGGAGCAGGCCCTCAAGGTTCAGGAGTCCACCCTGGCGAAGCGCCAGGCCGACCTCGACGCCTGGGAGACCCGGCGCAAGGGGTACGCTCAGAACCCGCTGCAGGCCCTCATGGACGCATTCCCGGGGATGGAGCCCGTCAAGGCGTTCGAACTCATCGCGGAGGCCGCCAAGAACGGGGGCAAGCCCGGGGCGAGTGCCGACACCTACGCGGTGCGCCAGGAACTCGCGGAGTTCAAGGCCCAGCAGGCCAAGGCCACCGAGGAGGCCCAGAAGCTCCAGGCCGCAGCCTCGGAGCAGGCCGCCAAGGAGGCCGAAGCCGCCTTCCGGGACCAGATCACCGAGGTGGTGGACGCGAACCCGGACGACTTCGAGTTGACGAAGCTCTACGGCCAGACCTCGCTGGTCTACGCGACGATCGAGGAGGCGCACCAGCGGACCGGCAAGATCATGCCGATCAAGGAGGCAGCGGCGCTGGTGGAGAAGTACCTCGAGGGCGAGGCCGAGAAGGCGCTGAAGACCAAGCGCATCCAGGCCAAGCTGGCGCCCCAGCCCGGGACGCGGACCCTGTCCAACGACCTGGCGCAGGGCGGGAGCCAGCGCGGGCCGATGACGGAGCAGGAGCGCATGGCTCGCGCGCTCGCCGCCCTCGGCGGGTGAAGCATCCGGGGGTCCCGCCGCCTGGCCGAACCGTTTAGAGTATGGGGACAGCGGACCGGTCTCCACGAACGCGAGGAGCCGGCAGAAGCACCGGACGTCCAATCCGGCAGTTCGCTTTTCGGGGTCGAAGCGGAGACCAAAGGGCTGTGTCACGGCCAGCCACCGCCAGACCGCCGGTCCGCTGCGTAGCACGGCCATTGCCCCGGCCACGGGGGGCGTCTACCGTGGCCTTCGTAGCTAGTCCGTGTGTCTCGGTTCTCCGGTTGTGAAGCGATTTTGGGTGTGCCGCAGCGACTTCCGTTCGTCCTGCCGTGCCCACCCTTTGCGTCTGCGGACGCGCGCTTCACGGAGACACCGTGGCTACCTCGACTTTCACCGACCTCACCGCACTCAACGCCGCCCTGAAGGAGCTCTACTCCGGCCAGGCCGTCGAGAACCTCGTCTACTCGGACAACCCGTTCCTGGCGATGGTGCCGAAGTTCACCGAGTTCACCGGCAAGTACTACCCGCAGCCCATCATCACCGGCACCCCCGCCGGCCGCAGCGCCACCTTCGCCAGCGCGCAGCTCTACCAGTCGCAGATCAAGGTGGACTCGTTCCTCCTGACCCGCGTCAGCGACTACGCGATCGCCACCATCACCAACGAGGCCATGCAGGCGTCGAAGGGTGACAAGGGCGCGTTCCTCGAGGGCATGAAGAGCGCCGTGGACGGCGCCTTCCGCGCGGCCACCCTGTCCCTGTCCAGCGGCCTCTTCCGCAACGGCAAGGGCTCGCTCGCCCAGGGCACCTTCACCACGGCCACGAACCTCGTGACCCTGGCGAACCCGGCCGACATCGTCCAGTTCGAGATCAACATGGCCCTCCAGGCCGCCTCGACGGACGGCGGCGCCAGCACCACGGGCGACACGACCATCGGCTACGTCATCGCCCTGGATCGCTCGGCCGGCACCTTCCAGGTGTCCACCAGCCTCGGCGGCGCCAACGCCACCCCGGCCGGCTGGACCAACGCGACGTCGTACTACTTCCGCGTCGCGGGCGACCGGAACCTGAAGATCTCGGGTCTCGACGCCTGGCTCCCCAAGACCGCCCCCACCGCCACCGCCTTCTTCGGCGTGGACCGGAGCCTCGACACCGTGCGCCTCGGCGGCGTCCGGTACGACGGCAGCGCCCAGAACCCCGAGGAGGCCCTCATCGACGCCTCGCAGCTCATCGCCCGCGAGGGCGGCAAGCCGGACATCGCGATCGTCAACTACGCTACCTTCGGCTCGCTCGAGAAGTCGCTCGGCGCGAAGGTCCAGTACGTGGACGCCAAGAGCCCGGCGAACATCGCCTTCCGCGGCATCCTGGTGAACGGCGCCAACTCGACCATCAAGGTCTTCCCCGACCGGTCGCAGCTCCCGGCCACCGCCCACCTGCTCACCCTCGACACCTGGAAGCTCCGCTCCCTGGGCGAGGCGCCGCAGATCCTCCGCTACGCCGACGGGATCGACGCCCTGCGCGTCACCAACGCCGACGCGATCGAGGCCCGGATCGGCTACTACGCGCAGCTCGGCTGCAGCGCCCCGGGCTGGTCGGGCGTCGTCTCGATGCCGGTGTAGTTCGTCCCTGGGAGGCCGGTGGAGTAGCGCCGGCCTCCCCTCCTCGCGGGCAGGGGCGCCCAGCGAGCCGTAAATCCGCCCTCCCGCATGAGCGGGGAAGGAGTCTCAGATGGCCGGCAGGCACTACACGCAGTTCAGCTACAGTCTCGAGAAGCAGCCCGTCACCCTCTACGCCATCTCGGTCGGCGCGGGCGCTGGCGCGGACATGACCATGCAGTACTGGAGCCCGGCGACCAACGCGCTCGCCACGGCCCCAGCCGGCGGCGCGAAGGGCGTCAAGTCGATCACGTACAACGCCGCCACCGGCAAGTACAAGATCAACCTCCAGGACCCGTACCAGCGGCTCCTCGGCATCGACGCCGTGACCCAGGCCGTGGACGGCGCGACCGCTCCCACCACCCCGGCGTTCTACGTCGAGAGCATCACTCCCGGCGGCGCGACCCCGAACATCGCCGTGGTCGTGACCAACGCGGCCGGCGCGGCCACCGCGCCCACCACCAACTGCCGCTTCTACTGGACCATCCAGCTCTCCAACTCCACCGCGGTCTAAGGGAGGCGCCATGTTCGGCTCCGACGAAGACACCGCGAAGGCCATCCTCGGCAACCCCGAGGAGCCCGAAGCGGACGAGGGTGGCGAGGACGTGATGGCGGCCGAGGACGTCCTGGCGGCGTTCGCCCAGAACGACCCGAAGGCGCTCGCGGCCGCGCTCAAGTCGTTCTTCCTCATCGTGGACTCCCAGCCGCACGAAGAGGGCGGCGAGTAGCAGCACGGGCCTAGGGACCGGGGGCCGTACTCCCCCCGAGCGGCTGCCCGGTCCCGGCCTCTAGGAGCCTCATGGCCTCGACGATGACCCTGCTGCAGCTTCGGACGGCCGCCCGGCAGCGCGCGGACATGGTCGGGTCCCTCTTCGTCACCGACCCGGAACTGACCTCCTACGTCAACCAGAGCGCGTATGAGCTCTACGACCTCCTGATCCAGAAGTACGGGGACGCCTACTTCGCTGCCTCGGACCAGATCACCACGGACGGGGTCAACGAGACGTTCGCGATGCCCGGCGACTTCTACAAGCTGCTGGGCGTGGACCTGAAGACGAGCGGCGCGCCCAACGGGTGGATCACCTGCCGGCCCTTCATGATGAGCGAGCGCAACCGGAACTGGCGGCCCAACGCGGCCCCGGTCCTGGGCTTCACCGCGCTGCGCTACCGCATCCTGGGCGACACCCTCTGGCTCTCGCCGCTGCCCTCGAGCGGCCAGGTCGTCCGGCGCTGGTACGTCCCCAGGTGGGCCGAACTCGTCAACGACTCGGACGTCCTCGACGGCGTCAGCGGGTGGACGGAGTACGTGGTCGTGGACGCGGCCATCAAGTGCCTGCAGAAGGAGGAGAGCGACCCCTCCGTCCTGATGGCGCAGAAGCAGGCGCTCGCGGGGCGCATCGAGTCCGCGGCGTCGAACCGGGACGAGGGCGCTCCCCCGACCGTCTCCGACGTGATGGGCCCCGACTCGGTGGCCGGCTTCGGTTGGCCGACCTCGGGCGGGTGGGGGTACTAGGTGAGCATCCCCCGGCCGCTCGCCCTGGTGGTGACTCCCAACCGGGAGATCAACCAGATCCAGCAGAACATGAGCCGGGCCCTCTTCTCGGACCAGGCGCTTGGGGAGTCCACGCCCTCGGCGCGGCTCCCAACGGCGGCGGCGAACGTGGCCGGGCGGGTGTTCCGAGTGAAGGACAACGGTCAGCCTGAGACGCTGAAGATCTGCCTCCAGAACTCGGACGGGAGCTACGCATGGGCCGTGCTCGTCATTGCGCCGGCCTGATCGCACTGCTGGCCTCGAGCGCCTGGGCCCAGCAGGGGCCGCCGGTCTACGTGTCCACGCCGGCCGCGCCTAGCGGGTCCTGCACCGGGACGCGGGTGTGGGCCACCTCGACGGTCCCCTCGACGCTCTGGTGCTGCCAGTCGGGGACGTGGACGGACTGCACCCCGGCCGGCGGTGGAGGCGGTGGAGCTCCCACGACGGCGCAGTACTGGACCGGGGCGGCGGACGCGACCTTGAGCGCCGAGAAGAACCTCGGGGCGCTGGGGACGGCCCTGGTGGTGAACACGGCCGGGGTGCCGAGCGCCTACGCGGGGTCGTCCTGCGCCGCGGGGCAGTCGCCCAACGGGATCGGGGCCACGGGCGGGGTGACCGGGTGTCAGGCGGTTGGCGGGTCGTACACCCTGCCTGCGGCCACCACGAGCGTCCTGGGCGGCGTGACGCTGCCCAGCGGGACGCCCACGGCATCGAAGTGGTGGAGCGGCAACGGGGCCTGGACGGCTCCGACCGTCAATCAGATCGCGCAGCCCACGGGCGACGGCAACTGGGCGTTCCCCTCGGGGACCAAGTTCCTGTGGACGTTCACGGGCTCGACCGACAACGCCTTTTCCATCGACGGGGACGGGTCGTTCACCGGCACGGGCGACCTCGTCCACATCCACAAGTCGGGCACGGGCAGTTCGGCCGGCGCGGACGCCCTCCACCTCGAGGTCACCAGCGACGTGCTGATGACGGCGCTGCACATCAACAACGTCTCGACGGCCCCGGCCCTGGTGGTCAACGGGGCGACGACCCTGGACGGCGCGGGCAATCTGGCGACGACCGGCGCGGTGACGGCGGCTAGGTTCGCCGGTCCGCTCACGGGCGCGGTGACGGGCAACGCCTCGACGGCCACCGCTCTCTCGACGACCGGCGCGGCCAACCAGTTCTGGGCCACCGGCAACGTCTGGGCGCAGCCGTCGTTCTCCAACCTGAGCGGTAGCGCCACCGCGGCGCAGATCCCAACGGCATCGACCACGCTCGGCGGGGTCAAGATGGCTGCGGCCTGCGCGGCCGGGAACCACGTCGGGTCCATCGTCGCGGGCGAGCTCACTTGCTCGGCCGACGCGGGCGGCGGCGGCGGGGCTGACGCGCTCGGTCGCTACCTCGTCCAGATCTCCACGAACGCCCCGGCCAACGCCCAGGTCATGGCGAGTCTCGCGACCGGCCTGGTCAAGAACACCACGACGACTGGGGTGCAGAGCATCGCCGCGGCCGGGACCGACTACGGCCCGCCGACCTCGGGCAACGCGACCGGCCTGGTGCTCTCCACGACCGGCACGGGCGCGCACACCGCCTACGCCGGGGCCACCTGTACCAACCAATTCCCGCGCGTCCTGTCAGCCAGCGGCGCGCCGACGTGCGCCAGCGTGGACCTGTCGGCCGACACCGCCGCGACGGTGCTCCCCATGACCAAGGGCGGGACTGGGGCCAACCTGACCGGAGTGGTCGGCGGGGTCCTCTGGTCTACGTCCACCACGGTCACGGGGCAGACGGCGGCGGGCGCGGCAGGGACGATCCTCGCCAACTCCAGCGCGAACACCCCGGCATGGCTCGCGGCGGGCACGGCCGGACAGGTGCTCTCCAGCCGTGGCGCGGCAGCCCCGGTCTACGTCGGCGTCCAGACCTGCACGAGTTCGGCCTCCACGACCTGCACGATCACCGTGGCGCGGAGCGGCTGCACCCCGGTCTGCCAGAACTCGACAGCGGTGAGCACCTGGGTCCGCGGGACCGTCGCCACCACCACGCTGACCTGTACCTTCTCCACCTCGGGCACGAATACGTGCGCCTGCTTCTGCCCGTGAAGGGGCCCTGATGCCGCTCGAGCGCCAGGTCGTCAACGTCCCGTTCGCGAAGGGCCTCGACAGCCAGCCCGACCCGCTCCAGGTCGAGGTGGGGGATCTACTGGTCTGCGAGAACGGGATCTTCGAGACGCCCAAGCTCATCAAGAAGCGGAACGGGTACGAGTCGCTGCCGAGGACCGTGACGACGGAGGCGGACCTGGCGGCGGGCAACGTGCTCCAGGAGTTCAACGGGTCGCTGGTGCTCGGGAACGGGACCGCAGCCTACTCCTGGGGGGGAGCCAGTCTGGATGAGTGGGTCCCCTCCGGCCCGATGCCTGCGATCAACTCGTCTAGCGACAGCGTCCACCGAGACGCCTTTTACCAGAGCTCGGTTTCCGTGGCCTACAGCCAGGCTCACGACTGCCTCTTGTATGCCTGGGAAACGGTGCTCAGTCTCGCGGGCGCCAGGGCCATCAGCGGGGCCTGGGTGGAGCGCAGCACGGGGCGGGTCATCTCCGTCATCCCTGCCTCTGCCATCACTGCAGATGGCCTCGCTCCACAGGTCTCCTATTCCTCGGCTGAAGACCGCTTCTATGTCGTCTACTACCTGGCCGCGGCTGGGGCGATCAAGACGCTCAAGGTGGCCCCGTTCGCTTCGGCATTCTCGGCCGGTCCAGTGATCGCGGCGGCGTCGTTCCCGGTTGGAACGACCGCCCCGGTATTCTCGGTCGCGACGATCGGCTCAAGAACCTACGTCTTCTATCCGCCTACCAATGCATCGATGGCGGTGAAGTACATAGACACGGCCGGATCTCTGTCGGCGGTGGTGTATGCCCCGGCCGTTACAAACGCCGGCTACCAGTCGGCGATCTGGGGAGACTCCTCCAACCGGGTCTGGCTCGCGTTCCGGTCCGACGTTGCAGGGACGTTGAAGTTCGCCATCATCGACTCAGGCAACTCCGTTGTCGTGGCTCCTACCACCTTCGACACCCTCCAGCAGATCGAGAACATCGGCGGGTGCATGGCCGATGCGAATCAAGCCTGCGTCTTGTACCAGGC